CCTTATACATAGAGATACGAACCCAATTCACATAGTCAGCAGGTAGCACATACCTAAGGTTCTCACTCACGTTCAACTCCAATACCTTGATCTCCTTAAACGCATCGTAGTTTAATTCTTGTATCGCACGCTTGGCGTGGAACAATACCTTGAACCTCTCCTCGTTGTTGACAAGGTTGTGGTTTCCTGCATACATCAACATAAAGTTGTTGACTATATTGTACAGTGAGACATACTGATACGAACCCCAATTAGCATCCTGAGGGCTGTTACCATTATTGTCATAATATTGATATTCTGATATATATGCCATTATAATTCTTCTTGGTTATTTTTTTGTTCTTCTGTCTGTCCAAAGTTGTATACGTCAGCCTCTCTTATTGAAACGCCTGCATACTGAAGTATCTTAACAACCAAGTCAGCCTCAGCATCCAACGGTAACTCAAAGTCTTGGTAGTCAGCATTAGACGCATCAAACGAAGGCTCTCCATTAATCAAAGATACATACGTCCAATTAGGATCTTTCGGGTATCTTATGTACTGAGATACCACCCTCCCTACAAGATTTATTGTGTCAGGGTATACATCAATAGCTGCACCCTCAAGTGTGTACGCAGGGAATAATATACTTGGGCTTATCAACATAGAATTGTTAAGCATAGTAATCTTGCTGTGAGTAACCTTCTCAGCCTCGTTGAACCTAGTACCCTTCTTATATATAGTATACGGTCTAAAGGACGAGTCAAAGAAACTGCCCGTAACTAAAAGGATTGTGTCAGACAACACGCTTACTACTTTAACATACTGAACGCCTCCATTCTGAACGGCAACAATGTCGCCCGGACTAACTGACGCTGTGAACGTAGCATTAGAGTCAATCACCTCATTGCCACCAACAACAGAACCTGTTGTAGTACCTGCAACTAAATAGTCTGCATACACCAACACTTTGTTGAGCATGTAGTAGTCGTCACCCGTAGTCGTCTCTGATGGCGTAAAGTATTTATTTAAAACCTGATTAACTAACCCCTTTGTCTCTGAGAATACATCTATAGCCTCCTCTACTGTTTTAGTAATGTCAGCATACCCTGTGCCTGATGACCTTGCATTCTCCTTGTTTATCTGATAGTTGTATGAATAGAAGTAACTCTCAAACAAGTCTAACTGTGCCTGCTTTGCAAACAAGTTGAAGTCAGATGGAGATAGATACCCGTAATTATTCTTATTAAGAACAGAGAGAACTGTATTTCTAACTGTGTTTATCATCCTAAATCTTTTTACAAAGATAAGGAAAAAAAAATAGGTGTCTATTTTTAGACACCTATCCAATATTAATATATAATAACCCTTAACCCTCCAAGATACTCTCAAGCATTTTGAGTGACTCAATGCCATCATCGCTTGTCAAGAATGAACCAACAATGTAGTACGGGTCTTCACCGTAAGGCACTGTAACCATCCTCTTCTTATTTGAGCTTGTGTTAAACCACACCTCCTTCTTATTCTTTCTAAACGTCAACAGGTTGTTGTCGAAGAATAAATGAATCTTAGCCTGTAGCTTCAACATAGGATCTCCCAATACATTAAGAAACTCCTTCGGCTCTTTCCTTGCGAATACTAAAATGTCTCGCTTCAACTCAGCAGTTGATACCTTTGAGATGTCAGTGCCAAACAAAACTCGTGACACACTCTCAATCATATCAATGTCTAAATTACGAGCGGCAATCAACGCATCAACCTCTTCGTTCAAGTTCTCAATATCCTTAGAAGCATCCTTCTCCTTGTCAACCTCTACGAACTTTCTTCCATTAAAAGGGTGGTAGTGTAAGAACTCTTGTAGTACAGGGTTAGTTCTGTCAACCCTAAGCATACCATCGATAAATATAACAGGCTCTAAAATTGCATTGCCGTCCTGCTCATCCTCAAATGGACTCTTTTGATTTCGTGCATAGCGTAAAGCACGGTTCATGTTTTTATCCTCATCGAAGTACATCAATGGGAATCTTCTTGTATTTCTTGTTGGCAGCGTGTATGATAAAGGTGCTGCATTCCTTGTTAACTTGTAGACCTTGTCTACGTTTTTTGTTACTGTTTTCATTTTATTAAATATTATTTGAATTAAAAAAAAGGAGGGCATCAAAGACACCCTCCATTGTTATAGTCCTACTTACTCAGAGAATAAGAAGAAGTTGTTAGCACCTAAAGTACAAACAGCTCTTTCAGAAAGGAAGTGTACTTCCATTGCATCAAGGTCGCTGTTCATAGCTCCACCTGCAGAACCTGTAATCCAAGTCTTGTAACGTCTGTCCTCAGTCTCAGAAGCTCGGTAACGAACGTGTAAGAATGGACGCTTAGCGTTCTTTCCTAAAATTTGGTCATACACAGATGTTGAACCTGCAGGAACTAATAGACCGTTAACTTTACCTGAACCTGTAACGCCTGACATTCCACCACGCATAGTTGGATCGTTCAAGTATTTCCAATCAGACTTGTAGAAGTCATACCCTCTACGGAATCCTGTGAATCCTAAGTTCAATGCCATAGTTTCATCGTTGTCGAACAATCCGTAAGATGTTCCACCTCCACCGTAAGAGTTTTGACTAGCTAACATGTCGTCAATACCGAAAGAAAATTCACGGTTAACAAACAACACGTTCTCCTCAATAGCACCCTGTGCATCTAGTCGAGATACGATAGTATCGAACTCAGCAAGAGTGTCAGGGAATCCACCGCCCCATACGTTTCCTCGGTTTTCTACAACGTAGAATACACCTTCAGAACCTTTAGCGATTCCTGCTGCAGCATTCGCAGCGTTATCCATAGGTACTGCTTCAATCATTGCAGTCTCTAAGTAGTCATCGAAACGTAGACGAGTCTCATGCTCAGACTTCAAATACCAAAGGTATCCGCTTGCACCGTTCTCAGTGGTTACCTCAACCCATCCGATTTGAGCCATGTCAGAACCTGACACTGCATACTTATCTTTGATGATAATTGGAGAGTTTTGGAAGATTTCATCGTCAGCCTCTAAAGACCCTTGCATTCCTGTAGTTCCCTTCTTGAACTCAGAACCGTAGATGAATACGCTTAATGTCTGACCCAAAGCAGGAACTTGTCCACCTAATTCGTAGTAAGCCACATCAAATGTACCTGCAGCAGTATCAACCGCTGTAACGATACCCTTGTTTGAACCTGTACCCGCATTGTCAGAGATCATAACGGTCTGACCTATACGCACTGCAATAGAACCATCACCCGGTACTAATGTGTCACTTACTGTAATTGTAGCTGTATCAGAACCTGCAGCAGCAGCAGACGTACAATCAACATACTTAGTATGTAATCGTCCTTGCTCTGCCCACTTAATAAGGTCTGAGTTTGACGGCATTTCTGCTCCTACCATTCTTAGGAATGATGAAACTGTACGATTGCCGTATCTTTCAAATTCTTTCTCATATGTATCAGGAAGATACTGATTCAAGAAATCGAAATTCGTAATATAATTGCTCGCTAATGGTACTTGCTCTGCACTTGGCTGTAAAGCAAATCCCGGAGTTGCACTAACTGATCCTGCCATTTTTTCTAGTTTTTAGTTTTTTAATTGTTTAGTTTCTACTTTTTATTTTCAAGCCTCTACCCGTTGAAGGATTTACGGCTCTGATTTTGACTCCTCCATTGTTTGTAACCTCAGGCGTGTTGCGTGTTGTCATGTTTATGTTTTTTGTTTTACGCATCACATCCTCAGTCGCATACGCCTTGCCCTGCTCATAAAAGAACTTGGCGAATTTCTCAGGATTCATCGCTACGGCTAATGACTTATGGTATCCAACTGCATCCTTTAAAAGCCCATCGTCATCCAAAAACTTCTGAATAAAAGTTGATGGATTCTTTTGAGCATTCAACAATTCCTTTGAATCCCCCGGAGAGTAGATGACCTTGTTGTCTCCATCAACAGAGAACTCAAAACCTTTGAACTCTCCTCCGAATACCTCGTCAGTCTTCTGCATAAACCATTCAGATTTACGCTTGGCTTCCTCTTCGTAAGTTGTCGCCTGTTGAACATATTGCTTATAGTCTTCCAATGCCTTCTTGTCTTCCTTAGAAATAGAACTCCCGCTTGACTCAAGAGGAACTCTGTACTTTTCTTTCTCAGCCTCAAAGTATTGTTTGGCTTTAGCAATTGCCTTTTTCTTTTTTAACTTAATCTTCTTTACTGATGACTCATCGTCAAAGTCTTCATCATATGAATACTCCTCCATGAGTGCCTCGATGTCTTCCTCATCAAGACCTTCCTCAGTAGCAGTTAAGTAATCTTTAAGGAGTTTGTCGGGGTCGATATTGTCAATGTCTCTATTCAACTTAGAGAAGTCTTCAAAACCTCTACCCGTCTCCTTCTTATATTTCAAATAAGCAGCCACATCCTCAGGGAGTTCTTCAGCCTCTTCTCTTTGCTGAAACAAATCCTCAACAGATGTAACATCCTTATTGTACCTATTCTTAATAAATGAAAGAACGTCTTCTTCTTTTAATTCTGCGGTAACTTCAGCTTCAACGTTTGTTTCAACTTGTTCACCAACTTCCTCATTAGTATGCTCAGTAGTATTAGTGTCATTGTTTTGCTCTTCATGCGATTTTAATAATTCACTTTCTATCTCCTGAACAGACTTCTGCTCTATGCCGTCAATGGCTTTTACTTTAAATTCCATATAATTAAATTTTTTACAAAGTTAATAGTTTTTTATTTTATATTTTTTATACTACCGAGGAGAGAACTCAGCTAGGTCAAACCCATCCAAACTGTCCTCATTAGACTCAAAGTTTAGTGGAGGTAAGTTATTCTTACGTTGGTTGATCAGCTTACTCTGCTCTGTGTTCTGCTGACTGATACGCTTAGACTTAGCGTCCTCCTTCATCTTCTCTCTCTCAGTCAAGCTTGCAACCTCCATGCCTCTCAACTGAAGGTTCATCTGAAACTCTCGCTCCATCAGCATCAACTTCAACTGAGCCTCCTGCTCTCGTAGTTGCATTCTAGTTTGCAACTCAGTCTGTGAAGCCTGCAACTGAGCCTGTGCTTCCATCTGAATCTTCTGCATTGAAGCCTGTGCTGCCATCTGCTGAGACTGCAGCTGTTGCTGTGCCTGAATAGCCTGCTGTTGCATAGCCATCTTCTGCTCACGCTCTTGCTTCATCTTACGCTTAACCTTCAGCAACTGATTGGCTAGCTTCAGATTCTTAACCTCCCTGATGTCTATCGCATCCTCTAGGTTTATGTCACCCTTAGATAAAGCCATCTGAACATTCTGCTCAAGTAGTGCCTTCTGCTCTTCGTCAGGTGCTATCTCAATGAATATACCAAAGTCATATAGGTATAAGTCTTTTATGTCGTCAAGGATAGACACGTTGTACTTGCCTATCTTGTTTATAAAGTCATCCTTGAAGTCAGAATACTCTAGTATATCACTTATTCTGTATGTCAACGCCTCTGATAACGACCTGTATATATATAGACTTCCGTCAAGTATATGTCTAGTTGCAGTGTTTGAATTAAGTGCAGCCAACTTCTGTAACCCAACCAAAGAGTCAGGGTCAGGCATGCTACCGTCTCTCGCTTCATTTAAGCCTGTTACAGTGCGTAACATATTCATGTAATGGTTATAGTTGCCTATAAGCATTTGAGCCTTAGAAGAGCCTGAATTTGATGTTAGCTGTTGGATAGGAACTCGTGCGTTGTTGAACTCACCATCCTGTGTGTATGAACGACCAATGACACTACCCGTTTGGAAGTATAACCTTAATGCATCCTCAGGGTTATATGCAGCCCCTGTGCCAAGGTCAACCTCGTTCAACCCGTCTGCATCAATAAATACACCGTCAGGTACAACCTTAGATATAACCTGCTGTAACTTTAAGTGTGTAATCTGTATCAAATCTACGAACGGAATCATGCGTCTAACCAAAGACTCAATAACGCCCTTATACATCCGAGGTGCAACGGCTACATAGTTTGGTAACGCATGCTGACTAGTTGACTTAGGTCTAACCATATTCTCAGCAAGCTCCCACTTCAGTAAGTAGTTTGTTCCCATGACCATTACTCCGTCATACCAAACATCAATAGTCTTCTCAATCTTCTCGAAGTTCGCCTCGTCCATCATCTCCTGTGGTGGATTGAATTGGTCATCCTTCTCAATAACCTTAACCGCACCCGTATCATCGTTCTTCTTCTTCTTATACACCATCTTCTTGGTGGTCTTATAGTTGAAGTACATCAACGTAACAGTGTCTCTGTAGAATATATCATTGTCATAATACTGAGCAGTATTGTAATAGTCATACCAACTCTGCCCACTCTTAGATATTTCTTCTAAGTCTTCCTTGGTTAACGTAGGGTCTATCTTTATTAACTCAGTTATTGGAACTGTTTTAATCTCACCCCAATAAAAGCAATCCTTAAAGTGAGGATCTTCGGTGTAACTATACACCACATTTGCAGGGTCTACATACTTTATCTCAACACCCGAACCCGGAAGGAACTCATGCTTTGCTGTTGCTATACCTAAAACAGTAAGATCATAGTCAAGCCTTTTCCTGAGGTCAATATACTTGTTCTCTTCTAGCATTGTGTTTATGGCCTGCTCCTCAGCTATCTCAATAGCCGGCTTGTAATTAAGTTGCATGTACAACGCCAACTCCTCATCCGTAGATGGAAGCTCCTCAGGGTCTACAGTAAACGGATTGACACCCGCCTTCTCTTGTATAATATCCAAGATAGGTTTGGCTGCCATCTGCCCCTGTATCATCGTCTGATACCTGCTCCTCTTTGATTGGGATATTGCATCCTGTGCATAGGCATTAACCTTGAACAGCCTGTCAGACATTCCGTTAACAACAATGTCTACAAACTTTGGCATGATAGGCACAGGTGTCCAATCTAAGTTAAGGTAAGATAGGTCTCCATTAATAGCCAACTCATTCTTATACTTGCCAACAGGTTGCTCACCCCTTGCATATAGTCTTAGTCTGTGAAAGTTTCTCCATTGGTCATAAAACCTACATTGGTTTCCATCCTTCTTAAACCACTCGTATTGAATAGCCTGACCAATTTGTAACCCAAAAGAATCTGAACTCTTCTCAGCATCAGAAACAAATTGGCTTGGAAATCCTGTAGCGGAAATGTTTATCTTGACATCCTTCATGTAATAATTTGACTTATTGTTCCCTTGTTATTATATCTTGCAAAGTTAATGTTTATTTTTGACTCTTTTTTTTCAGGCTGATATAGGTGTTTCTGACACGCCATAATCGCTAACCCTGAACTTATTGACGCATCAAACTTAGTCCTGTTGGTAATATCAAACTTTGCCCAATCCTCAAGCGTCCTTGTGAATATCATAGACCCATACTCATCAGATGGTCTATATGAACCCTCCATGTCAATGCCAACATACTTCTCAATGTAGGACTCTATAGCTGCTGCGTGAGCCTGCTTTACATCCTCGCTAGTGTTAGGTATACCCCCAAGCTCTCTCTCTGTCTTAGAGAGCTTCGTATAGTGCTTATCGGGTCTGTTCAAGCAGTACCCCCTGTACCCCCTGTTCTTGAAGTGGTATAATAGCCTTGGCTTGTTGTTCTCTATAAGTATAGGCATACCGTAGAATACACACGCCATCAACACATCCTCGTAAAATATCTCAGCAGTCTGAGGTCTAGCTATGTACTCCAAGAAGAACTCATTGCTAGGTGCGTCATCCATGTTGAACTTTGTGAGACCATGGAGTGCACCGTTCGATCCACCGCCACCAACTACTCCTGATATGTCATACGAGTCACAGCCAAATGCACCTAGGTGCTCATTTGGTGGATACATGACACCGTTCCTCTTTATAGGAGTGGTGTGTATCTTTGAGCTTGGTGTCCAACTCACATAGAACCTTCCACTCTTGTTCGGTGAGAATATAACCTTCGTGTCCTTTATACCGTCCTTCCAACTAAATGATCCACGAGTAACGTGGTGCTCCATAATAAGAGAGTCGTTGTAGTCTATCTGCTGATATATCTTTGTCAGGTTAAATATAGACTGCTTGCTCTCATCCCTGAATGCATGTGACTCAGTCCTTGGAAACTGACGATAAAACTCGTTTAATCCGTCAGCGTCATTCTTTAAAGAGTCAACCTCAGCCTCCCAATAGTCTATAGCACCGTATGATATTAATTCATTGTCTATACCCAACACAGGCTTCTCAGGAGTTCTGAACACAGGCATACCATACCTGTCAATGAATCCCTCCATGTTCCACTCCATTGGTATAAACAAACTATACATCCCACTCTTGGTCTGTCCATTAGCACTACGCTTCTCAACGTTTGAGTCCTCATAAAGCTTCTTGAAATTGTCACCACCCTTCGCCAATGCATTAGACGTAGACCCCATCATACACTTGCCAATAATCTTACTACCTAGTCTTAGACATGTCTTAGTCACTCGCCAATTGTTTAGGATGTTGTTCGGCTTTATCCACTTACCACTCTCG